CCGCGAACTGCTGGACTACGTGGAATGCATAGCTAATGATCGCTGGTATGAACCGCCCGTAAGCGTTGACGGGCTGGCGCGCACGTTCCGCGCCGCTGTGCATCACAGCTCACCCATCAGCGTAAAGTGCAATATTCTGGCGAGTACCTTTATCCCGCACCGCCTGCTGAGTCAGCAGGCGTTCAGCCGCTTTGCGCTGGATTACCTGATTTTCGGTAATGCCTATCTGGAGAAGCGGACCAGTCGCCTCGGTAACGTGCTGAAGCTGGAGCCATCGCTGGCGAAGTTCACCCGGCGCGGCCTCGACCTGGACACCTACTGGTATGCGCACTATGGCATTAACACGGAGCCGTATGAGTTTGCGAAGGGCAGCGTGTTTCACCTGATGGAGCCGGACATCAATCAGGAGATTTACGGCCTGCCGGGCTACCTGTCTGCTATCCCGTCGGCGCTGCTGAATGAGTCGGCTACGCTGTTCCGCCGCAAGTATTACCTTAACGGCAGTCATGCGGGTTTCATTATGTACATGACCGACCCGGCGCAGAGCCAGCAGGACGTGGACAACATCCGCGGTGCCATGAAAAGCGCAAAGGGCCCAGGCAACTTCCGTAACCTGTTTATGTACAGCCCGAACGGGAAAAAGGACGGCATCCAGATCATCCCGCTGTCTGAGGTGGCGGCAAAGGATGAATTCCTGAACATCAAAAACGTGAGCCGCGACGACATGCTGGCCGTGCATCGTGTGCCGCCGCAGCTCATGGGGATTATGCCAAGTAATGTCGGAGGATTTGGTGACGTGGAAAAGGCCAGCAAGGTATTTGTGCGTAATGAACTCATACCATTGCAGAGACGCTTTGAAGAGTTAAATACATGGTTAGGAGAAAGTGTGATTAATTTCGAAAGTTATACTCTTGAACTAAAAAACTGAGCATAAAATAGGAGGGCTAAAGCCCTCCCTTACTACAGCATTTCAATAATTTCAGCACCTTTATCTTCAAAGTGAATAAGGATTTCGCTGCCAATTAACCGTCTAATTAAATCGTCTGGATTAAGAGCATCGACTGGTGTTATAAATTTAATAGTAAGATCACCATAAAATCGCACTAAAGCATTTTCTGACACATCACAAATGCCTTCGCCATTCATACTATCTAATTCGGGATTTCTCTCATGCAATCGTTCAATGTCAAGAAATGAACCATAGTCAGTTATATAATTAACATACATATCCATATCAAAATACAAAGATGCTATGTATGTATTTTCATCTAAACCTTTAGCGTCTATTAACTTGATATTACTCGCATCATTGAAAAGTTCTAACTCCAATGTCGCAGCATAAATTCTTTGCCCAATCACTGACAAGTTGGAGACAAGCTCATCTTCTAAAAAAACATAATTGAATGCGGTAGGTTCTATATTAAGGTAACTTTTAATTGCATATGCGAAATCCTCAGATTGAATCAATTCAACCATCGTCTCATCTTGCAATGAACCAACTTCCTCAAGAGAAAAAACTTCGCGCATTGAATTAAGAACTTTGACCTGCTCATATCGAGCTAAATGCTTCTTAAAGACATTATCTTTGTTAACTATAACAAGGCTTTTATGCTCCTTGAGAAGGTTTAATATTGTCGCGCAAATGAAACCATCCGGTATATCTTCTCTAGCTTTAACCTTCCTAAATACACCCGACCCCGTAAAGTAATCATCAAAAACCTCATTTACAGACTCAGCTGTAGTATCGATGAGCGATACATTATAATCTAAAATCCATTTTTCGAAGCTTTGCTGGGGCTTATCTTCAATTCTTTCTTTAGTCTGTATGATTTTATGTTTCAACTCTTCGAGGATTTCTGATAAATCTGCACTTAAACCTCTTGCATCTCTCTCAAGCCCATCTAAAGACTGCCTGGATTTGTTTAACCCTTCAAGAAGATTATTAGATTTTCTGGTTAAAAATTCTCTTGCTACAAGTTTAGGAATATGAAGCTTAATAATGCCTTTATCCGTGTATTTTTTTAGCAACTTCATATCATTAGAGTTTAAGCCCTCTTCATGCAGTACATTTGAATCCAAAACCAAATGAAGCATAGTGTTTCCTATTACTGGTAGGGTTGAAAGAGTTACTACTTTAGGGTATCCATATATTAAAAAATCTGCAAACAGGTTAATCAAAATAATAATACCTGCTCACCGGGATTATAATCAAGGAAATCAGCTATCACACCACCGATATCACAATTCAGGGATCAGAGATTATGCTATCTTCCTGTGGCTACTCATCACAGCGCGCGCTCGTAGCCCCGCCACGCCTGCCCGCTTTATGTAGTGGTTTTCATGCAGGTGCATGACATAGGCGAATGCCCTTCAGTACTGGCGGACTTGAGCAAAAACGATCCTTTTGCGATCATGCATTTTCATGCGTTATAGTCGTGCAAGCACGCATACGAACTATACGTTTAGATGACACATCATATCAGATGCATTTCTGGCATTTTGCCACAGCAATTTTAAAGGAGCAGGATTGACATGGGTGGAGAAACCTCGGTAATACAGCGAGTTGCTGGTAAGATTTCTGATGAAATTTTCTCAGTGTTCAAATGGGAACGAGCGGCAAGAGCAGATATGAATTGGGAGTGCTGCCAAAAGGCGCATTCCAAGAAAACACATCCAAGCGATGTTGTCTTTTTCTACATAGACCCTTATGAAGAGGAAATGGTATATCTCAATACAGATCTCAAAAGCTATGCAGAAGGTACTATTGGAAAAAAAATTGTTGAGGGAGCTTTAACCTCCCTTGCTTTAGCTACAGAATGTGCGAATGTAAGCGAAGAGTGGCATCTAAAATATGTCCACGATGATTCTTTAGGCTATAACGTGAGAGGGTTATTATTCTTATACAATCACGATAATTTATATGATAAAGATTTTTATGAGAATATTACAAAAAAACTAGACCATAGCGCTATAAATTGCCCTCCTAATATCAAATTACATTTGCTTGACCCCTTTAAAATATCTGATTTAATAAACATATCTTCTGACATTACAAAGTTAATAGGCTCTGGCAAACTGCCACAACCTGATAAGTTCACATACTATTATCCAGACCTTTCTCTTACAAGAATTAAGCACCCTATCAATCAAACAACACCTGCAACAATTGAATTGTTAACATCACCGTACATTATAATAAAGCATGATTCCTTTAGCTGGATGAGAGATAAAATCACTGAGGGTTATATTATTTATTATAATCAACCTGGAGATTCTGTCGATGAATTCGTGTACTTTTTTGATATGTTATCAACCTATCAGATATTAACTGAAGGCAAGCCAATTGTATTACGCCATTGCCATATTCACCCTAATGAAAATGCCGTTCATAATTTCGAAAGAGCGAAAAAGAAATATAGCTCTGACTGGCTTTTAGGCGAGGATGAAAGACTTTTCCTTAAAATAGATTTCGAAAAAACTGACAAAATTGTAGTTGAATATAACCTTGAGCAAATTGGCATGGAGCAAAGATAATGGCAAAGAAACTATATTTTGCAACAGACAAAAATATTTACGATGCTTTGCATCACAAAAGAATAACCCCTGCCAAGCTACATGAACTCTTAATGAATAGAGGTGTTTTTTTATCACAGAAAATTGATAAGGAAGTATTAATTGAAGAAATATCTAAACTTCCTCATGGATATAACGAATTAGAGCACATAAAAAAACTAGTCAAAACATATGATCCAAGAGAAAGCACTACTAGTTTAAGTTTTCAAACCTCAACAAATCAGGTTGAATTAAAAAGTGCTGCTGAGGCATTGAAGAAATCATGCTCTGCAAGTAAAGGTCAAAGCCTAAATATTGTAGCAAAAAAAGACGGCTCACTTACAGTTGAATATAAATATGAAGAAATTGATCTATCTAAAACAGCATTACGTCAAATCGACAAAAGAAATATAATAATCGAACTGCGACCAGGAACTGATAAGGTTGAAGTACGTATGCCCCAAAATACCGAAGCTAAAAAAGTCATCGAAAGTCTGCAAAATGAACTATCTAAAATCAAGTCTGAACCTATTGAACGTTTCGAAATTTCTTTGCTAGCAATAACTGACCCATCATTGCGAAGCCAGTTTTTCCAAGAATTAATGAACGGACTGCATGATTATGAGACTGATGATGTCACAAAAGTGGAATTAAATCGCAGTACTGATGTAGACGATGATGAGGAAGGAGTTGAGACTATTGATACCGGATTTGTCAAAAAGGCCGTTCTTAATGGCGAAGGAGTGAATGGCTCAGCTATATTCTCTCAGCTTCATCAGAAAGGTTACTATATCGGCCGTATTGCATGGTCCTCTAAACCAAAAAATGGAATTGGAGACAGAATTAACGCTGAAGCTTTTTTCAAAGATTCTGAAAAATGCTGTGATTTCGCCTATCAGATTAAAGGAATTAATAATCAAAAAGAAGATGGCTTTAATGTAACCATCCGCGCGGCAACAGCACAAGAGAAAAAACATATTGGTGCATTAATTGAGTCAGCCGCTGAAAACGCCTATAATATAGTAGTAGGGTCAGAGGTGAACGAACATGAAAAAAGTTAAATGGCTTAAGCTAAATATACACCTTGAGTTTGAAAAAGCTGTTAGGTGCCTTTCTCTTGATTCTTTTACCGAGGAAAAAGGTAAAGGCTTTATTTTTGATAAGATACGTAATGATTTTGCAAATGGGCGCTTTGTTGAACGTATAATTTTTCATGATAAAGTCTCAAATTTTGATGGAAGCGAAACTACTGTAGAAAGGCTAGAATATCGCACTACAGATTTTAGTATAGCCCTAGACTCTCTCCCTATAATGCAGATTACTAACCCCCCTCGGACATTAAAGCCATTTTCACAAGCTTTGGTTAAGAATCTTGGTTTGGGAGTTAGTCTCGAAGAGATAGATATAAACCCGATGAATTGGCTTAGCGAAATATCTTCAAGCGTTAATATCAATTTGACTCAGCTAGATGTTTCAAGGGTCAGAGTCGCTGATTACGCCACAGCTAAAATGCAAATTGTCGGCAGTAGCGATCTTAGAAAATATTACAAAGAGGAACTAGCAGCTAAGAAAATAAGAATTGACAGGCTTTTTTGCACTGTTAATTCATTAGAGTATTCTGGTAAGCTTAAAATCACTAACAGCGGCCTTGCTTACATTGATGTTAGAAATGAAAATGAATTTACAAAAATTGTATTTGAAACATTGAAAAAAGTGGCTCTGCAGTCATAGATTGCTTATTAGGAGTTACTTCACCTTACAACTCACTCATTGTTCAACCGCGCTGGCGTCAAAACCAAATTCTGACGCCAGCAACGTTATCAGTGTTGATACTGCCAGCTGTCGTCTTCCCATACTGCCTGCAGAATATCCATAACATTCTTTTTATCGTCATCCTGTCTGACGCCGCTCAGTACTACGCCATTAGCAGAGCCTTTACGGATACGAATACTTGTATCGGGATAAGTTGGCAGGAAATTTCTGTAAAGCTCAGCCTCAAGGGCACTGAGAATGTCTTCACTGATTTTTTGTTGTTTATTAATCATGATTTCGATTTGCATAAGTCCCTCTCAATGACGTTCGGCTTCAGATTTGAATGATTTAGCCTTTCTAACTTCAGCCATCAATTCACCTGATAACTCCACTAACCAGTGAATTGCCAATTCCTTTTCCTCAAAGTCGCACGTATCAAAAGCAACTTTTTTAAGAATAAAATCAATGCGCTGGAGTTTAATCTCTTCCAGAAGGTAATCGCTCATTTGTCCTCCCTCGACGTAACAACTGTATATGCGTACAGTATCGTATGGTCTTTAAAATGTGAAATGTTTTTTACGTTCAATAAGGGCTTATCCTAAAAAATTATCGACTAGGTGACGTTTTCAACTCGTTATTTTTATTGAATAAAGCGAAATCAGGCTTGACACTCACGGCTTCGCTTATCGAGACTGAACCTCAATCAGCTCCATTTCCGCCACTTATCATCTTCCTGCAACCGTCCGTTCTGGTAAAAAATGCGCATCCCCGCGCCTGAATTGAGACTGCCACCGCACAGAAGCAGATTTGTTTCAGTTTCTTCACCGGTAAAGCCCCTCGTTTTCAGCTCTGCAACAAGAGCAGCCCCCTGAACATCGTCAATTACCTGCTTATAACTTTTCTTCTGGCGCGGCTTAACCACCCGAAGACGCGCCAGCAGATCCCGGCGCTGTTTTCTGGTCATATTGTCGAAGTCTGCCGGGCCATAAAGAGGCGTTTCACCAGATTCTATAGGTTCAACAGATACCGGACCGCCCCCTGAAATGTTCAGTTTTTCACCAGGGGGACAGTTATTGCCACGAGTCCAAGGGGCGCTAGCGCCCTGGTCGGCTGTCGCCTCCTGAACGTCAACGGCCTTACGGACCATCTTCCACTTTGTTGCGTGCGTGCAGATACGGCCCGCCACTAACGGGGACCAGATGCCATAAATGCGGGTGCCGTGATCGCCGTAAGGGGTTGGCTCGTCGTTAAGCTCGTAAGCAGTTCTGACGATGTGATGTTTACGTGGAACCAGCACGCCGCCCTGCTTCATGATGTAGGTGGCAAAGCAGCCCACATCTGCAGCGGCCAGCACGGCGTCCAACTGCGCGTTTTCAAGCACCGGCGCACCTGCTTTTTTATCGCTCTGATTTCTCAGCGCCTGACCGGCAAGCAGGCGCAGTTCCCGGTAAGCCTGACGGCCCGGAATGCCAAAGAAGCGGAACTGCTGAACGCGATGAAGTGACGCCCACGCCCCGACGTTCTCTGCGCTGTCACGCAGTGATTTACCTGTTTCTGCACTGATTTCATCAGACAGGCCACGGCCATCAATATTTTTACTGACGTATTTAGCGATATAACTGGTCGGTGAACCTTTGCGCGGGTTAATCAGCTCAGCTTTAAAGCGTGGCCCGGTATTGCTGCCAAGCTCTTCGCGATCTTCGCGAATGGCGAATTTCCGCAGCAGTGCGGTGACTGAACGGCGCTCTTTTTTGCGCATGAAGCACAGCAGGTGCCAGTGTACGGTGCCGTCGTGATGCGGCTCTGCAACCCGCACGCCATACCAGCGCATACCGGTTTTATGCATGGCTTTGCGGAAGGCGGCAAACGTATCGACCAGATAATCACTGCTCTGGCGTACCGTGGCCGTGGTCCATTTCGGATTGGGCCTGCCGTTGTTAAGCGTTGCGTGGAAACGTGACGGGCAGGTAATGGTGTAAAACACGGCGCAGTCGCCGCGCATTTCCGCGATAAGCTCCAGCCCTTTAACGCAGGCCATCATTTCATTGCGGCGGTGAGCCGGATTGCTGTTGCTGGCATTCACCACGTCTTCCATATCCAGCGTATCGCCTTCATTGCTGACCAACTCATGCGAACGGAAGAACTCCAGAGACTTCCGGCGCTGCTCACGCTTATGGATCACCGCTTCAAAGCTGACGTAGGGGGACGCTTTTTTGTTGACCAGGCAGACAGCACGCAGCTGCTCTTCACGCCATTCACAACGTAGCTGCCATAACTTGCGATACCACCAGTCCGCGCAGAGCATACGGGCCAGCGAGGGCGGGATCAGATCATAAGGTATGGGCTTGCGGCGGCGCTTTTTGCGGCGCAGCTGCTCAAAGGCCGGGGGGATTACGTCCAGGCGCATCGCTTCCGCTGCAACAATCTCCCATGCCTGACGGACCTGCTCCGGCGTCACGTCGTCACTGACAAACAGATGGCCGCTGGCCTTATCAAGACACATGCTCATGTGCGCAGCGACCAGCGTAGATAAACGCTTGACCTGATTCTGGTTCATTTCAGGCAACGCCAGCAGGCCGTCCAGCCCGTCATGACCGGCCATAAACCGGAAGGAGGCTGAAATCTGGCTTTCGCGCACGCGGGCCAGCCGCTCAAGGCAGGGCCGGATGGTTTCGCGCAGGTAACGTGAATAAGCCTGCGGCCTGCCGAGATTATGAAAGAACTTAACGCGCTCCATGAGTGGCTTGCTGATGTGCGAAGGCTGGGCGCTGACATCGGCCACGATAACCAGATCGGGATTGTGTTGCTGCTGTTCGCGGGCCATTTTTGCCCGGCTGACAATTCTGTCCTGCACAATTTCACGCTGGACAGGATCGCGGGACTCGTTGAAAAAGTAGCGGTCCCAAACCTCATCACTCATTGCCTCACGGCGCAGCTGCTCCTGCTCGTTATCTGCAGCATAAAGACTGATCAGGTTTGAAAGCGCGGACACCGGCGCAACTTCCGCCGGGTCCAGCTGTGGGTTGATTGCTTTTTTCGGGGCGTTCCACTGATAAGCCCACTCAACTGGCGCAGCAGACTTATTCATATTTCAAAAGCCAGCTGCGGCGCAAAAGCATCACGCTCTGCGTCGTAGTTAAGAGCACTGGCACTATTCAGGGACTCGATACGCTCAACGAGCACTGCGGCTCTGGTTTCTTTGCTGGCCGGGGCGTAAGCACTGCCATTCCAGGCCTTATCGATACCGATATTCCGTGCGACGTTGGTGCTGTCAGCTGATGACAGCGGAACGTGCATAAAAATATCTTTGTTGAGCATCCTCAAGCCATGCAACTTGCTTATCGGATATCCATTTTTATCGACCACCTTACTGATCAGATCGCGCAACTTTGCACGGCAGGCGCGCGGCCGCTTTGCATCGTACTCGCCCATACTACCTATGGCGACACGCGGATATTCATGGCAAAGCCGGATGAATCGATCATCAGATTCAGACATGTGCCACACAGGGCAGCCTACAAATTTGCCATGCGGCCATTCAGCCAGAAGGGCATCGTTTTCTTCGCTGGTCCCGCCAATAACGTCGGGTATACAAGCGAAAGAGAAGCGCGGGTGATTTAACCAGCGCGCAACGAAGGCATAGTATTCCTGCCAGTTAACAACACGATTTTTAGTCCAGAAGCTGTATGCACCATTATCCAGTGCGAAGCTCTGACAAACCTCACTGGCAAGCGGCAGCTGCTCAGGATTTGCAAAACTGATAAACGCATGTCTGCCTTTCCATGCCTTAAGTGCGCATGTGTCTGGAGTGATAGGGCCGCCGTGAAAATGAATCATGGCTGCACATCTGCTACAGCTGAGTAATCAGCGTCCGTCGCCATATCAAAACCGGACCAGACCAGTGACGGCTTCGGGCTATGTACTGCAATGATTTCAGGTGCGCGCTTGCCTTCACCGGCAGCTACGCCAACAGAGCGGGCAGCTGTGACTTTTGTCAGGTCAAATTCGCGGTAGATGCTGCGGGTAAAAAGTGTGTCGCTGTTTGAAACGATGACCGGGTTACGCTCAGATATACCCAGCAGGATGCAGGCCAGCGAGTGCTGATCATCGTCGCTGAACCCATCGGTGTGATAAGCGGTGAATGTGCCGTGATATGGCGGATCGCAGTACACGACATCACCGGCACGGACCATGCTCAGAGTTTCGCTGTACCCCAGACATTCAAAAGTCGCGCGCTGAGCCTTTACGGCAAACGCTTCGATTTCGGCCAGCGGGAAATATGGCTCTTTATAATTGCCGTAAGGGTTATTGAATTCACCGCGCTTGTTATATCGGCAAAGGCCACGATAGCCAT